GTGCGATCCATTTAGCGTCTTCCATGCAAGTAGCTGCTGGATCAACAAACACATCAAAGGGCGATATACGTTCCACAAACGGCTGGTCTTCAACGACACGCATAATGGTTGAAGGAACGTTCGCCATGAGGTCTTCGTCGGTAGGTAAATCACCTGCTAAATCAGGCGATTCCATCGCAAATTGATCTACTTCATCAATAGCTTGCGAAATTAAATCATCACGTTCAGCTTCAGTAACTGATTGTTCTTGTTCAACAAACTTCCAACCAACCTTTACCCAGCCATGACCAAAGATAAGAAAATCTTTGACGGCAGTACGGAAAGGTGTTCGGAAGTCGTGATGTTTCCAAAGATAGTTAGCCACAGCTTCAACGAACGCTGCACGATCATTGTTTTCTGGATCTGTAGCTTGCACCACAATCTTTGGGTAATTAACAGCCACACTTGGCGCTATCACGTTAATAGTGCTAAACGCCAAGTTGACAGCAATTAGATCATGTTTAGTTGAAGTTGTAGACGGCCAGTGTTTTCCACGGTAAAGATCGGAAAGTCTTCGCCAAGTAGCTTCAAAGTTTTCTTGATCTCGCCAACGACGGCATTTATCAATTCTCTCAATGTAATCTTCGAGCGTTTCTTGACGAGTTTTCCGAGCCATTTCTAAAACTGTGCTTTCTCTGGCAGCTTTTCTATATTGCGACCTGAAGCTTTAGCCTCAGCAAACACTTTGGCTTCACGTTCACGTTTGGTTAAACCCTGCTCATCACGGGGAAGAGTTGATTGAAACCCTTGCCCCGTGGAAACAGTTATTGACTTTAAGCGCAAATGACGTTCGTAAAGTTCTTTAAGTTCTGTTACAGGAACAGACTTTCGTCGTGCCAGAACGTATTCAGTGAACTCTTCAAATGTCGCACCGTCAGGGATGACGGCCATTTTCAGCCAGCGTCGTGACCGCGGAGGTCAGGCTGGCGGCCTGGTTCCACTTTGCCAGTCGTACCATGCTGGTTTTCAGGGGTTTCCCGAACGCTGGTTTGACCGTAACCGCCAGTTTGACTGGCGTATTTGCCTGCATCCATACGTTGTTTAGGAGATTGTCCGCCTCCTGGTTCCCAGATTGGGTTAGCTGAAACGCTGGAACCACGTTCCATTTTTGCGTTCTTGCCCTTTGCCCCATCAACGGTTTGTGTACCGCTGGTGTGGGAAACAAATTTAGCCATTACAGCCCTTCCTTGTAGAACATGCTCTATAGGGTGTTTACCGTGTCCCACGAACTGTATACGAACCTATGTTATATGGCGAGGATGCCTCAGGAACATTGCCTAAACGGGCAAACCAATCAACAGTCCAATAGTCATCTACCTCGGGTGCGTATTCAGGTTCGTAAGCGTATTTACGCATTTGGTTAGCTAAAGCTAAAGCCATTACACGGTCATCATAGGGAGAACCAGACATAGACCCTCGGTCGTTTCGCACATAAGTGCGTAACTCCCCTACTGTGTTTCGATCATTTATTTGCAACTCGTTATTTCGCAAAGCTGAACTTAAATCGTCAATCATTAATGGTTTAGAAGTACGGGTGGTTTTCCAGCCGTACTCTTGGCTAATCCTGTTGTTGACGTTGTTTAGTTGCCGTTTCCTGAAAAGGTTTGGGTAACCCAAGTGTCGTAGTTCTGTGATCGTTGTAAGTCCGTGGTTGTTTGATTCCACACAGCACAAAGCATTGCGGTACCACATTCCCACAGACATCACTTCTTCAGCTAAAAGATCTGGTGCTATATGACCATGCCAGATCGCTGACTGGTTTCCAGTCCCAACATTAAGAACTTGGATAACGCTGTAGTCCCCGTGACCAAGCCCCTCCGCTGTATCCACACCCATCACATAGGCGCTACGAGATTCTGGAGGTTCCCAAACTTCAAAACTCATGTTCTGAACTCTATAGCTGAACCGTTTCGGTGTAAGTAACCAGTCTCACCAAACGTTGTGTGCTTACCCATTTCTTCCAAAATATCGAGGTCAAAAACAGGATTACCCGACTTAACGAACGCCTCTTCGGGCGTTGTCGGGTACTCCTGAGCAAGCTGCCACGGCAGCATTGACTCAACCTTCTCTTGATACCAAGAGTCGCCTCTGTCTTCAGTTGCGGACCAAGGGTAAAACATTGGTTCAAATTTGTTAGAACCTGTGCTGGCACCTACCCATAGGTGATGAAAAAAGTTTCCAGAACCGTTAGCAGTGGAAAGCCCAATGATGCGGCCTCCCACATCGGCTACGGGTTCTATCGAAGCCCATGCTTCTTCTGGGTTTGGAAGGAAAGCCCATTCGTCAACAACAATAAGTGTTGCTGATTCACCACGGGCAGGATCTGAAGCCGAAGGCATTGACGTAATCTGGCTTCCGTTGTCGAACCCCATTCTTTGTTGGTGCTCAACCAAAGACTTAGGTCCACGTTCTACCATCCATTTCGGTAAATGTTGAAATCCGTATTTACTTTTCCGAAGTAACAGTACGGATTCCCTCTCAGTTCGAGAAAGATCAATAATGTTTTGGTCTGGATGAAAAAACGCCAGCCAGAACTGGTGGGCAGCTACCAGTGTGCTCCACCCAATTTGTCGTGCTTTTAATGTAAGCGAATATCTATGAGCGGCCCAGTGTTCGATAGCTTCTTTCTGAGCCTGACGTAACCCAAAAAGGATACGACCATGAGCAGGGTGAGCAATGTGCCAATAGTTCTGTAAAAAATAGCTCTCATCTCTAACACATTTTCTCCACTCAGCTTCTTGTTTGAGTTCAACTAACCTTGAATTCATGATCACCAACCATTATTGGTACGTCCCAGAGGCGCTAACCCCACAGCAGTGCGACGATATACAACGCCGAGGGGATTCGATTCAGGAAGACTCGGGTTTCCACTTCGGGGAAGACCCGAGTCAACGCAATTCAAGAATCGCTTGGATTTACGATGACGAACCCAGTGAAACAATTTGTGCTTGGATGCGTCAAGCAAACAAAGAAGCAGGCTGGTACTACGACCTAGAAATACCAGAAGCCATTCAATACACGAAGTACTCGCCTGGAGAATACTACGACTGGCATATTGACGGAAACTCTGACCAACATGCCGCTCGTCGTTTGATGAAGGAAATTGCGCCCCCGATTCCACTGAATATGACACCGTTTCCCCAGTTTCAAGGCACCGTCCGAAAACTTTCAGCAACTGTCAACCTTTCCGATCCCCAAGACTACACAGGAGGAGAACTTCAACTGAGATGCTACGACCAAATGCATCTCTTCAACGATTGTCCCAGAGGTTCGATTGTTGTATTCCCTAGTTTCATAGAACATCGGGTTAGCCCAGTCGAATCAGGGGAACGATGTAGCGCAGTTGTTTGGTACAACGGCTACCCATTCCGTTAGCTTTCGCCACCATCTACAAACTCAGGAATATATTTCTTATAAAGGTACATCACTGGTTGTTCTCTAAAAACAGAGTCATGGTGAAACCAAACCCGATCTTTAACAGAGTACGGACGCACAATAGGTTTAATTTTGAAACCTTGTCCAGCGCAGACTGAAACCTGAAACTTAGTCATCCAACAACCCACATCTTTCCGCTAAATCTCAATATAAATACATTCACCAGGACATTCTTCAGCCGACTCAATAACAGCATCCAAAAGCCCTTCGTCAAAAGAAGCCAACCCATGAGCACCACCAGGATTATCGAACACATGCCCGTCTTCCTGCACATATGCTAACCCGTCATCACGCATGACAAAAACATCTGGAGCAATCTCAGCGCACAAACCATCACCAGTACACAAGTCCTGATCGATCCAAACCTTCATTAGCCATCCATATGTCCACAGCAATCACAATGATTGCAACTACAGGGACACGACTCACAATTGCAATTCGGGCACTTTGCTTTCATCATCAGCAATCCATATCTTTCCGCAACTGCTCCCACACAGACCACTGACTCTCAGTCCACGTATGGTCAATCGTGTTATAAAGCTGCGAACACTGAGGCCCATAACCAGGAACCAAATCAGTCCGCACTATAGGTGCAGGCTCTGGATCATCACCAGACCAAAGCATCGTTACACCGCTAATTGCAGCAATTAAGGCAACCACAGCAGCCGTAATAGCTTTAATAATCTTCTTAATTGACTCTGACCAAATATCTGCTTTCTCTGCTACATCTTCTATCGACATAATCCCCCACCTTTAACGATTACCTTCCCCACGACGGCCACGATTCTTTTTAGAACTCTCAAATTTGATAGTTCCATCAGGTTGATGCGAAGCATCACGGCCAGTCAGCTTCACTCCTGCACGTTTAGCTGCTTTCCGAGCAGCATTTGCTTCCACACGCTTCTGAACTTGCTCAGGGCGCTTATTAATTTTTGTATCTGTCCTAGCTTTTACTTTGCGAGCGGCAGGGTTATCTGCGTAATAACGCGCAGATTCCCCTTTTTGGGCATAGGACTTAGGTCTTGGAGCCATTACTGACAACTTTCACAAATATCAGGGTTGTCTACCCCACACTCCAACGGAGTGTCATCCAAAAACGGGTCAGTTAGCAGATCAGGTCGCTCTCCCATTTCTTCCATTTGCATCCACATGCCGTCATCATGCAAATCTTGTAGCTCACTCACTTTGAAGCTCCGCAACAAGCTCTTCTAGCTCTGCAGCAAGCTCAATATCACTCAAACCAGACGCATCACGGTGATCATCGACCATTACACGACGCTTCGGAGTGTACTTGTCGATGTATTGCAAATACAATGCGGCAGCTTTTACATCACCTTGTGCAGCTTGTCTGTACAACGCATCAACAACCGACTGTGTACGTTCAGGGTGGACGTTAAGTTCAGCCGCCCTGCGGTCCCACTCACGGACAAAACGAGAATCAGCTTTCCAACGACGAACAGTCCGATCATTCAACCCACGTTCAGTACACCACTCCTTCTGAGTAGCAGGCTCACGAACCTCCGACAACAACCAATCCAAAAACTCACCCCACTGCTCAGGCATAACCTTCTCACCCGAATCAGGATCAGTCTTCCAACCTCGTCCACCACCATTTTGCGGCATCATTATCCTCCTACAGTTATATACCCAATGTCCCACAAAAAAGTGGGACACCCTTGTATACCTTAAAAGGGGGGGATGGGTGAAATGCCTTGAAGCATTTCACCCATCCCCCACCCTCCCCCCTTATTGTATCCATCACACAACCCAAAGGATACAACCCAAGGAAAGAAAAACAAGAAAAAACTCTCTTCCGCCTCCCCCGTTCCAAAAAACACCACGCACTGGATATTGATATCTATACATATGCAACGGCGCAAGCCCCACCCCCCAAGGGGGTGCCCCCCGCACCTCGGATAGTGAAAATGGGTTGCCCTGGGCGCAACCATGCTTTCCTTTTCTGGGTCGGCCTTGGGTCGGTCCTTGGTCGGGGTCGGTCGGCCATGGTCGGGCAGTCCGTAACCGTTCAGAGTGTCGGCGTGTCCGTGGTGGGTGGCCGAGAAATATAATTTATATTTTTGGCTGTCTTGGATTTGTGTCTGTAGGTGGTGGACTTAGTGGCTCAGACCCCTATACTTGTGTTTGTGAGTAACAAAACCACAAAGACCAAGGGGAGCACCCCCACCGATGCAGCGCGGAACGCTGCCAACGCAATCAATAAGGCCGAGGTTGATTCCTGGTCTGGTCACGTCCGCATGGTTAAGGCCATGGATGACGCCTACCAGTCAGTAAGCGCCAAGGCCCAAAAGACCCACAATCGCAAGGTCGCCAATCTTGCGGGCAAATCTGATTCGTGGGTCGCTCAGAAAAATGGGGAGGGTAGCTATATCAATGCTCTGTTGGCTCTGGGTTTCACCCTGAAGGCCATAGACGGCTTAAAGCTCAACCCCTCCTATTTCTGGAAGGCCAAGGGCATCAACCCACTTAAGGCCATACTCAAGGCCAAGGCCAAAGGGCAGACCGTAGAGCTACCTAAGGCCCTTACTGTTGAATGGCTGGTATCGGTTAAGGCCCTTAACGTCAAAGCCGAGGCCGAGCAGAAAGCAGCGGTTAAGGCCCGTAATGAGGCCCCGCCTCAAAAGCGCAACCGCACCAACAACAAAAATAACATGGGCGGCAACCTAACCCCCGCGGCTTCGGAGTTTGCGGAGTTCCGACGCCTAGCGGCCAAGTTTGCAAATATGGCAGCGCCATTTGAAAAGCAGAACGTCCAAGAGCGCAAAGACCTTGCGTACTCACTTGGGCGTTGTGTCGCTCAAAACAAATCGGTGCCCTCAGAAGTCTAGGCACCAAAAATAAATTGGGCGAGCGCTTCGGCGCTCGCCCTTTTTTTTGTCTTTTTTTTTCTGGTTCAAAAAATTTAATTTATATTTTTTGGTGATAGTGAAAATGATAGTGAGGAGGAGGCGTCCTTATGAGGAGCGTTTGTGTGTGTCCTTATGAGAAGGCGTCCCTATCCGTCCGTAGGTCCTTGACTTAGTGGGGGGATGAGGTAAACTGGAGTTTGTCGATGGGGATAGACCCAACGACAACGAACCAAAAATATAATTTATATTTTTGGGGATACTAAATATTGGATACAACAAAGGGAGAAACACTGTGTCCTATCTAGATATAAACAACATAACTGATGACGTGACAAACGCTCAGTTGCAAGCGTCTTACGATGCTCACGTCAACACTCTTAAAGGCTTGGCGCCAGAGCTTATGGAGTTCAACGAAGAAGCATCATGGGCAGCCAAGGCTGTATGTGAAGATCTTCAGAAGGTCTTGGATGCGATTGCTCGGCGCTGGTTGGCGCTTGGGCAACATCGTCAGGGCTTCGCTACGGATGTCTTGAAAGACGTAGTTCGTGCTCAAGAGACTGCGTTTAGCAGGGTTAGCCATCTGGATGTCGGCTGATGTCTAGATACAAATACTCTGACCCTAAGCCCTATCGGTATGCCGAGTGGTGGATGGAGAACAGGCCGAGGTCGGTTGTCTACCCTGAGCAGAAAGAACGCTGGGCACAGTGGGGTGACGAAGCGAACTTAGAGTTGTTCACTGAAGCGTGGCAGGAGGCCCGTGATTATGTTTGATCTGTTGGAGAAAGTTTTACCTATTCCTGAGTATCCAGGGCTGTACTACTTCATCTGTATTGCCATGTTTGTGCGTGGTTGTGTGTTGATCAGTGAGTGGTATTGGGCACGAGAGCGTGCCCGTGGTCCTGAGTATTTTCAGGCGCTTTTAGATTCCGAGTTTAGGAAAGGAAATTGAGATGATGGTTAAGGCTCGTGCTCGTTGTCGTGGTAAATGCGGTAACGACTATTTCACTTCAGTAACCGAAGACGATGTAAGAAAGTGGGTCAACGGTTCTTTGGTGCAGGATGTGTGGCCCGATAAGACTGCTGATGAACGGGAGATCATCATGCACTCTCAGCTTCGGAAGCTGCTGAAACGGCCTGCTTCTTATTCTTTGTATATGTGTCCTCCGTGTGGGGATGAATTGTTTGGAGAAGACAATGACTGATTGGGAAGACAAGACGATTACTGGTCGCTTAATGAAAGCAATGGAGGATGCCATTGTTCATCATGTGGACAGACTCATAGATGAGGATAGCGACTGGTTTAATGATCTATTGGATCGCAGGATCGACGACCGCTTAAGAGTGTGGTCTGAAGTAAACAAATACATAAGGGAGCAAAACGATGAAATGTCCTAGATGTCAACTGTCTGACCTTGCCGAGGTGCAAGCTCAGAATGCCCTGAGTCGTGTGGGTACAGGTTTGTATGTCTGTAGCCCTTGCGGTGAGGATGAAGCTGTCCGTGATTTCTTCGACGGGTTCCGTCGGCTGCAACGTCACGAGTGGCCTGTCCGTACTCGTTACACATTCCAATCCCTACTGTCAACGAGTCGTTGACTTAGGCAAGTACAGGGCATATACTTATGTCGAGGTGCAAATAGGGTCACCTCAAAAAATATAACTTATATTTACCCAAAGTTCTCATACACATCATTAACAGGGAGGTTAAGTATGAGCGTCATATCCCCGACTCCATACGGTGGAGGTGAATACGGCATGATCGAGTCCGAGCATAGGTTCGGTAGTCGAATGAATGCTGTGGATGCCGCTATCGACAACGGAGTCCTATTCAAAGTCCACTCAATGCCAATAGAGATAAATGGTCAAATACCTGAGGTGAAGAGTGGCAAATACAAAGGTGAACCTGAGAGAAAAGTCTTGTACAGGCAGGACAATGATTGGGAAGATCCCATGATTCTCAATGTGGTTCCACCTCAGCATCCCGAGTCCAACCACCAACAGTGGATTGAGACAGTGGAAGCTGCTTTCCCTAACTCATGCACAGCTATGCGTTCGCTGGATAATGGCAAGCGATTCATGGCAATCTTTGAGCTAGGAGATGTATACAACATAGCTAGCCCCGACTATCCAGACTGGTTGCAGTCGAATCTCCTTATAGGTGGTTCTTTGGATGGGACATGGCCTACGTTTATGTCTTCATTCGTTGGGCGTCTTTTCTGTAGCAACCAATGCACAGCGGAGAACACCAAGATAAAGCTGCGTAGAACCACGAACCACGATCAGATTCTGTTGGATCGTAGTCTCGTGCTTGCCAAGGCAGGGGAACATGCGGAGATGTTTAACCGTATGGCTGGCTCTATGCGTCGGATACCGTTCACTGAGGCTCAATATAAGAGCTTTCTTCGTACTTTTCTGCCTGAGCCAACTGCTCCTGAGGGTGAAGAGGTGAGCACTCGGACCATGAATGCGTGGGAAGAGAAAATGAAAGCTGTGACGTATTACTGGCAGGTGGAGGACGAAGGTCCTGCGGCTGGTACTGCGTGGGCTGCGTGGAATGCTATTCAATCTGCGGAGACACACGACTTCACTCGCTCTTCTAGTACTGATCTGCAGATAAGGAAGCAGGTGGATCAGATTAGGGATAACGACACTCCGCTCACTCATAGGATGCGTGAGCTAGTAGGAGTTTGAGCGCCCCGTCAGGCACAAAGCAACTGTGTCAGTAGCAAGTTGACATAAGTAATGTTTTGTGCTTGACTGATGTTCTCAAACATCAATAGCCAAACAAGGGAGAAACCAATGGCTGAATTAGAAATTACAGGGATAGCAGAAATCGATGACGACGGACTGTTCAATGTAATCGAACACAGAGTCGATAGCGCAATCGAAGAGTATTGCCAGAACATGGACTTCAGCGATGAGATGTCCGACTGCATCGGTAGCTACTACTACTGGGGCAAGATCTTCGAGCGTGAACTTCCTGACCTGCTTGCACAGTGGGGATATGTCAGCGTCGAAAGAGTAGAAGTCGTTGTGGAGGAGGCGATGAAAGCTATGCAGCCTAAGGATGAGCGAACTGATGACATTATCGAGATCCTTAAGACTGTCAGCAGTCTCCTCACTGAGTTGTTGGGCAGGCTAGAATCGTGATTGTCAACGTTGGGTTGCCACGCTTAAGTAGTGACCGCAAAGTTGCGCCTCTAGTCAGGAAGAAAGGCAAGGGAGTCAATGAGGGAACCCCGAAGGTCAAGAACACCTTCGGGCTTCCTGCCCTTGTCTCCTGTCCTGGGCACACGAAGTGGTGCGCCGAAGCTTGTTATGCGTTAGCACTTCAGAACTTTCCAGGCGTCCGTAACTTGGTCCAAGAGAACTGGGAAATAGTATCCCCACATCTCAACGACACAGACACACTGCACGCCATGCTCAGTGCCATGCTCAGTGAATGCTCTATCGAGTACGTCCGAGCAGGCATACCGCAAGACGAGTGGGTGTTCCGTCACTTCTGGGACGGTGACATTCCCTCCGCTGCGTTCGCCCAAGCAATCAGACGAGTAGCTGAAGACTTCCCCGAGTTTCAGTTCTGGTTGTATACGAGAACCTTTAAGGCAGTTCCTCTGCTCATGGGGGTCAGCAATCTAGCTGTCTACCTATCGATAGATAAAGACAACGTGCTAGATGCAGTGCGAGTAGAGAAAGCTTTACTGTCCGAACCAATGCTGGCATTCTGTGCCGACACTTGGGAAGAGACTGAAGAGTTAGCTGCCAAGTTTCCACACCGACGCAAGGGACCTAAGTGTCCTGAGCTAACAGGTAAAACCCCGATGGTCGTCTGGGACGACGACGGGGTGTTCGGTCGTGGCGCATGTGTCGAATGCGGCATGTGTATCTACGGTCGCAACAATGTCCGTTTTGCTTCTACCAACAGAAAGGGAGAGTGATGAAGCATGTTATCCACGTTCACCAACAGAAAATTAAGAAGGGTGAACCCGCTATTATTGATCGTACTTATAAAGGCTCTACTCATCACCGTAGGGTCTTTATAGACGGGCCTTGTTACATCGTTCAGCCTGATGAGCCTGACCGATGTGGTGCTCGTGTCTGGATCGAGACAGAAGCAGAAACATACTATGGGTGACTCTGCGTATACAGATCTGGAACGCTCGGCGTATGCGTTTGCTTTGTTCACCGTCCTGATCTTGGACGAGTTGAAACAGCAATACCTAGAAGACCGAGACAGTTTCCTAGACTTCATCCCAAGCATTGATGTCATAACTGATCGGGCTATCCAGTATCAGTTGGAGATGCTTGTCGAAGATCCTGGGATCGACTTCGATGAGATAGCCGAATGAATATTTGGCTAGCTATCTGGGCGATACTGGACTTCGCTTCAGTGAATCATGAACCACCTAACCCTGAGATCCCTGAGGTTGTGTGCGAATACTTCCAAGAGGATTGTGTTCGTGCCCTCGGGGTGGCGTGGTGTGAGTCATTGCATAACCCTCGTGCTTATAACGGGGTAGATCATGGCTTGTTCCAGATCAATGAGCATTACTGGGGTGATGTCTTTGAGAAACATTGGCATAAACGTTATGAGATTGTTCAGTCAACATGGATGGCTCACTACATACATGAGAACACTCGTGGAGCCTGGGCTTTGTGGACTTGTGGGAGGTACAAGTGAAACCTAGACAGGGCAGAGGGAATTGTTGGGCTGTTCTGCCTGACGGCAGTCAATGCCCAAGAGAGCGCCGCACCCTTGTTCCTTATGACGGACCTGGGTCTAAAGATGGAAAGATTGCTCTTTGTCATGGACACAGGGGACATTTCCTGAAGTACGGGTCACCTCGTACTGATATTCCCATCAGATTGATGTCATCTCTTACCTTTGAGGAACGAGTAGAGGTTTACTTGAATCCTGCTTTTGGTCATGTCAAGTTTGGTGACATTGTTCGTGATGACGGAACAGTTTGTATCCTTTGGCAAGGCTTCACACAGAATGGTGGATACGGCTCGGTCAACAGCAAGATAATCGCTGAACGAGTTGGCACAATCCGCAACGCCTTGACACATCGTATGGTGTGGGTTTACAATAATGGTCCTATTCCAGAAGGACTACAAGTACACCACAATTGCCACGAGAAAAGATGCTGCAACATCAGACATTTAGAACTAACTACCGCTGATGCAAACTCACTCGAAGCGAGTACGCATTCAGTTGTCGTTCACCAATTAAAACAAGAAATAAAAGCCTTAAAGGAGGAGATAGATGAGTTACATCGAAGGTAACCACATCCGTTGGGACTCAACAGACTTCAAGAAACACGGCTACATCGCAACGTACGCAATAGGCGGCTGTCGATGTGCTAAATGCAAACAAGGATGGGAGGCTTGGAACCCAGACGAAAGAAAAACCAGTTACACACACCTATTAAAAGAAGGGAAACCCCGTGGAAAATATCGACGGAGATCTACTACTTGAACTAATGGATGAAACTCATGATGTCATCCATTCTGACCGCAAACTTGCAGTGCTGCTTCTCGAACGAGCAGAACGACTCGAAGCGAAGATGCACGCATTCTTGCACGATGCAAACAACCAAGAAGACGCCGAAGTCATACCCCTCAGGGATACTGATGGCGACAAATAGAACAAGGAGACACGGATACAACTGTGCAGGAAAACCATCTGCTTCCCACTACGGGAATGGTTGCCGTTGTCTAGGATGTCGTTCCGCTTGGAACCAATACAGCAAGGAGCAAACAGAGAAGAAACGTGGACCTAGAAGAGAAAAAAGTGCGCCCCTCCACGATGCGTACACAAGAGAACAAATACTGGAGGCTAGAGCCAATGAATCCCTCTAAGTATGAGATAAAGGGAGCCGTAGTTCCTTTGGGAGCAGGCTTAAGAAAATCAGGTTATGTAGTTATACAAGACGGGCATTATAAAGAGTTCTTTGAAACCTTTGAGGCTGCTCAACAAGCTGCAAAAACCTACGAAGATAACGACAGCAACAAGGAGTGCTGCGAATGACCTACTCACTTAACAAACTTCACGAAACACTTAAGAGTTATGGGGATACATGCGAGCCTTTAGTTGCTTTGAAACAGTTGGATCAAATTGATTATGAGATTCGGCAACAGTTAAAGCTGACAAGTTATATGCGTAGACATGCGCTGTTAGATGCTGTCCACGCTGAGGGTAACCAAGCACGAGTTGGACGTGAGATTGGGTTATCTAGACAAAGAACACATGACATGGTTGAACGTGCACAATTTGAACGTTTACACAAGGTAAAGCCTCCTTTGGGAGAAGGGGCTGTTTGACTTAACTTGTATCCATGTTAAAATGGGGGGAACCCCCAAAGGGTTCCCCCCATTTGAAGCAATGGGGATAACCAAAAATATAAATTATATTTTTGTGTTACTCACAAGGTTGGGTCGCCTCGTTTCTCCCTGCGAGGCGGCCCCACCGAACAGGGAGAGAAATGATTGAGATTAGGTTACGGCAGAGTTGGATTAATACGTTCCTTCGCTGCCCTGAACAAGCAAGACAAGAACGTTTGGGACTTGTATCCCAAAAAGAATCATCGGATTTCCTTCGGGGAAATGCTGTTCATACAGCCATTGAGTATGCAGGACGTTTGATGATGGCAGGGATGGAGCGACCATCTCTGGATGAGATTTTGGAAGTAGCAGAGGAATTTATTGTTTCGTATTCTCCAGAGGTTGAGGTGTGGAGAGATGATTACGAACCCATTGTTGATGTGGTTCGCGCCAACCTCGCTATTTGGTATGAAGAACTTTTCCCTCTTCTTGATCCTGAAGCAGTTGAGATTCCCTTTGAGCGAGAGCTTGGGAGAAGGGACAACATCAAGCTGGTGTTGACTGGGACTGTTGACTGGGTAGATAAGTCTGGTGTGCTGTGGGATTGGAAGAACCCTGGCAGGGAGTATCAGCCTTGGGAGAAGAAGCGTTGGGATATACAATCCCATGCTTATAGTTGGGCGTTGGATGCAACGCATTTCAACTTTGGTGTGATGCATGGGGGAAAGCTTCAGATAATTGAGATCGAAAGAACAGAGCAACATAAGAATGCTTTTGTTGACTTGTGCTGGTCTATGGTGCCGACAATCATGTCGGACGCTGAGACTTGGCCGCAGAACTGGGAGGGCTGGCATTGCTCTCCTATATGGTGTCCTGTCTGGCAGGCAGGCAAATGCCGAGGTGCTCACCTCGGAGACAATCCCTGGTAGGGAGAAAGGTAAAAGATGACTGACACAGCGAAAGTGACAGTTAGCTTCACGCAGAAAGTAAGTGAAGCTCCATATGAAACAGCGGACTACTCGCTCTCTATTGAGCGCAGTGTTCCCGAATCAATGGGAGATGATGGCATTCTTGCCGAGGCGTCTTCCATGTTTGAGCAAGTTAAGAGTGAGGTCCTGAAACAATCAGGTCAGGAAATAGATTTAACTCCTGACGGGGTTGTGATGCGACGCCTGAAAAGCGGCGTTTCCAGGGCTTCTAGTGGTCAAAGCGCCGCCCCCTCGGAGGCGAATGCCAGTGTCCCTGCAGCGTCAGGACCTACGGCAGCATCCGTAGCTGCTGCTCCTGCTCCTGGGCAGGCTGCACCAGCAGGCGGCAAGATAAGTGGCCGCACATATAAGCGGACTGAGTTCTGCACTGGTAAAGGTGCTGACGAACGCCAAGCTGCTTTCAACTTGCTTGCTTTCCATCCCAATGAATGGGATACGAGTGACGGAAACACCATAAAGGTGTACGAAGTCAAGGAATATGCTGATGGAACCACTGACAAAACGAAGACAGGAAAGAACTTTCCGAACTTCTCAGTCAGCAAGGAAGCATTGGCTCACATCGGAGTTACCACATCCCGTGATGTCGGTATCTGGGTCAACGACGGAGACAGCAATGTTCCGTTGAAGGTCTGGAACCAAGCAG